ATAAGGCTGCTCATGTTCATGACATGACAATTAATTTTCCTGTACCAATTTTATTTAAAACAGATGTTTACTCTGCATTTACTACTGAACAGATTACAGCTATAACTGTTTTTCATAGCGGCGGAAGTAACGCGTAGGAGGCTTAAGTGGCTTTTTCTGGCACAACTACATTCGAGAAATTTCTCTCGATAGATGATATAATAACTGAAGCTTATGAAAGATTAGGTTTCTTTGATTACTCTGGTAATGACTTAAAATCTGCAAGACGTTCTTTAAATATAATGTTTCAAGAATGGGATAATAGAGGTTTGCATTTTTGGGAAGTAGGCAGAACAGCAATATCATTAAACGCTGATCAAAACGAATACACAATTTTTAGATCACCTTCTGACGGAAATGCAGATGGAATAGATACAACTTTAACTTCTGGTATTTTATCTACAGCTACGACAATTCCTGTTGCTTCAGTTAAAAATATGAATAACAGTGGTAAAATAAGAATTAATTCTGAGGTTATATCCTACACATCTATTTCTGGTAATAATATTATTTGCCCTGCTTCTGGACGTGGAGCCGATGGAACTACAGCTGCAGCTCATAGTTCTGGCGACGCTGTTGTAAATTTTGTTGATATGGTTTCAGATGTTCTTGAAGCTAGTTTCAGAAATACAAGTGATGTAGACACACCTCTTTCAAAAATTAACAGATCACAATATCAAGCTTTTTCAAATAAAACTTCTACAGGTCAACCATCACAATATTTTGTGCAAAGATTTATAGATAAAATTACAATAACTTTATATTTAACACCAGGTTCTAGTCAGGCTAGTGACTTTATTTATTTTTATTATGTTAAAAGAATTCAAGATGCTGGAGACTATACTAACGAAGCAGATGTAGTTAATAGATTTGTGCCATGTATGTGTGCAGGTTTAGCTTATTACATGGCTATGAAAAAAGCTCCACAAAGAACACAAGAAATGAAATTAATTTATGAAGACGAATTGCAAAGAGCATTACAAGAAGATGGTTCTCCTGCAAGCGTTTACATTTCACCTAAAACTTATTATCCGGAGATATAATGGCTAAATACTCAAAAGGAAAATACGCACTAGCAATTTCAGATAGGAGTGGTCAAGCATTTCCTTGGAGACAGATGGTTACAGAATGGAATGGTGCATTTGTACATATTTCTGAATATGAACGTAAACAGCCACAGTTAGAACCTAAACCTTTTGTAGCTGATCCACAAGGATTAGAACAAGCAAGACCTCAAAACTTTCCATCAAATCAAATTGGTGGTGGTAACATGGTAGCAAACTTAACTTTACCTGGTGACTTTGCATTTCAAACTGTTAGTAGTGGTAGCATGGTTCCTGATGATCCAGGAGTGATTAATGGTAAAAGACAAGCAGTAGTAAGATTAGGAGGTGTAACAATTAATATATCATGACGTACGCTGAATTAGTTCAAAAAATTAGAGATTATACAGAAGTAACAAGCACTGTGTTAACTGATGCTATTATAAATGATTTTATAGAGGATGCTGAGTTTAGAATTTTAAGAGATGTAGATTCTGATAATAACCGAAGATATGCAACAGCTGCATTAGCTAGCGGAACTAGATTTATTCAAACTCCAGATAATACTTTGGTAATTAGATCTGCTCAAATTGTAGATTCTGACGGAGTGGGTCAAGCTAACAACAGAGATTTTTTACAGTGGAGAGATACAAGTTTTATGTCAGAATTTAACCCTGCCGAGTCTACTGGGGTTCCAAAATATTATAGCTGGTGGGACAAAAACCACATTGTATTTGCCCCTACGCCAAATGCTAATTACACAATTCAATTAAATTATATCTTGAAAGACGAAGGATTATCGGCTACAAATACAACTACATACATTAGTTTGAATTTTCCCAACGGACTTCTGTATGCATGCCTAGTAGAAGCTTATGGCTTTCTCAAAGGCCCACAAGACCTCTTGCAATTATATGAACAAAAGTATAAACAGGTGGTTGAAGGATTTGCAATTGAGCAAATGGGAAGAAGAAGACGAGATGAATATCAATCAGGTGTTCCTCGAGTCGGAAAATAAGTTAAGGAGAAAAAACTATGGCAATAACACAAGCAATTTGTAATTCATTTAAAAAACAGCTTTTAGAAGCTGACATGAATTTCAAACAAACTGGTGGTGACAAGTTCAAGTTAGCTCTTTATATCTCTACTGCAACATTAAACTCATCTACTACAGCTTACCCTGGAGACAGCACTGGTGGTCAAGTTGGAAACACTGGTCAGTACACTCAAGGTGGTGGACTACTTGTTAACAACGGAACATCAATTTCAGCAGGCGTAGCAAGATGTGACTTCGCGGATAGATCATTCACTGGAGTGACGTTAACAGCTAGAGGTGCTTTAATTTATAATACATCTTCTGATACAACTAATGCATCAGTTTGTGTTTTAGATTTTGGAGCAGATAAAACAGCTACTTCTGGAACGTTCACTATTCAGTTTCCAGCGCCAACATCAACAGCAGCGATTCTAAGGATCTCTGGTTAATCGTAGGAGGTAACCTCCTATGGCAAATAAAACTTACACGGTCACCGTCGCAAGTGGAAACTTGTATGGTGGTGGCACAGGTAATGTATTTTATTTAGACGGAGCTAGAAATGCAACGGGACCCGGTACAGTTAGTTGGGTTGCTGATTCTACTTTACGATTTGATCAAAGCGAAGCTACTAACGATAATCATCCGTTAATTTTTTCTACTACTACCAGTCAAGCTCAATATCTAACCTCTGGTGTAACTTATTATTTAGATGGTGCCGTTAGTTATGCTCAATACACTAACACCACTACATTTAATGCGGCTACAACTCGATACGTCGAAGTAACTCCATCTTCTTTTACAGATTTTTATTATTTATGTTACATCCATGGTATTGGCATGGGTGGTATCATGGATATGGTTGTCAATTCATGGGGAGCTCATCCATATAACCAAGGTGCTTGGAACCAAAACCAAGATTTAACTGTAGTTGTTTCTAACCCCAACGATACGTTATGGGGAAGAGATACATGGGGAACATATTTTTGGGGTGGCGGTCAAAACATGGACATGTCACTTAATAATAGTGGCACGACCGTTGAGTCTTTTGTAAACGTAGGATGGGGTTCTGATACCTGGGGTACAGAAACTTGGGGACAATCAGGAAACCTACACGCAGTCACTGGTATTGCAATGTCAATGGCAGAAGGACTTAGTGGTGCTACTATTAATGGTGATTCAAATGTAATACCTCCGGGTAATGCATTAACTGTTTCTGCTCCAGCAACTGTTGAAGCGTTCTCTGCATTTGTAGCAACACCTAGTGGTCTTCCAATGGTTGCGCAATTAAACTTCAACCCTGCTTTTGCTCAGGTTACAGGTTTTGCAATGTCAGCTTCTTTAGGAAGTGTAGATGCAGATAATATTACTAAAGCAGAAATAACATCTAAAATACCTGGATACTGGGGATATAAATCTTCTTGGGGCACATTAGCTTGGGGTAATGGTCAAACTGAATTACTTGCAATGGCTATGTCTGAAAACTTCTCAGGTGTAGACCCTGCACCAGATGCGGAAATTACTGGTCAACAAATGTCAATGAGTTTGGCAGCAGTAACGGATACTTTAGGACCTAATAATTTTAACATTATAGGAAATGCAACTACCGGAGTTGGTGATACTACGATGGCTTGGGGTGATGCTACGTGGGGTAATTCTAGATGGAATAATGGTTCATTTGTAGCTGATCCTAATTATGGTCAGACATTAGCTATGTCATTAGGCACAGCTTCAGGAGAGCTTTTAACTCCTGTTGATGTTACAGGATTTGCATTAACAGCCGCATTAAATTCAGTAGCAGATGTTATAGTAGAAACTAGAGTATTTCCTCCTGGAAACCTCTTGACAATGGGCTTAGGTACAGGTACAAATACGTTGATTTGGAATGCAGTCGATACAGGTTC